AGTAAGGTCTTTTTCTAAACTATTATATATTACCAGTACTAGTACAGTCTCTATAAAAAGATTATTAAATAAACTATTATATATTACCAGTACTAGTACAGTCTCTATAAAAAGATTATTAAATAAACTATTATATATTACCAGTACTAGTACAGTCTCTATTACGATAGTAAGGTCTTTTTCTAAACTATTATATATTACCAGTACTAGTACAGTCTCTATAAAAAGATTATTAAATAAACTATTATATATTACCAGTACTAGTACGGCTACGATAGTAAGGTCTTTTTCTAAACTATTATCTGTTGTCTCCACTAGTTCAGCAACAGTTCGTAAATTAATTAATAAACTATTATCTACAGTATCTAGTAGTGTTATACAATTATTTGTAAATTTAGTTGAAAAGTATGGTGCTGTTGGTAAATACACCATGATAGTAAAATCTAAGAAAGTTTTTCTAAGTTTCGTTAAAAATCGTATTATCACATTATGGAATAAAAATGGCTGATTTTTTTAGTGCTAAAATAACGACAGAGTCTGAAAATTTTTCTTTTGATTTTACTCAGGTTCTAACTGCTGCTGAAACAATATCTACAGCCGCTTGTACTGTAATATTAATGAATGGAACAGACCCAAGCCCCTCCTCTATTTTAATGGGTGCTCCTACTGTAGTTACTGGTAGTAAAATTGCTACACAAAGAATCGCTAACGGTGTCAGTGAGTGTACCTATCGCCTTGTTATGACCATTACAACTTCACTTGGTAATACCTATACTGGCGTTGGTGATTTAAGTGTCTATGCTCCGAGTCTTGTATGAGTTATAAACCACGATACGACAGAGGCGATTTTAAGGCTGTTTGTGATGTATGCGGCAGAGTCTATAAAGGTTCTCAACTACGGCAACGATGGGATGGTTTAAAGGTTTGTGAGAGTGATTTTGAAATGCGACAACCACAAGATTTCGTCAAAGGAGTAGCAGACTATCAAGCACCTCCTTTCACTAAACCAGAACAACAAGATAACTTTATACCTGTAACATTTATAATCTATCCCTGATAAGGCTTGCAAAATGACACAAGAATTAGAAAGTCGAGTAGTTAGGCTTGAAGTCCGAACAGACGACCATTCAGAAGATATTAAGGAACTCAGGAATGCTACTGTGTGTTTACAAGAAACCATGTCAAGCATTGAAAAGAATTTAAGTCAGATTAAATATATTGTTGTTGGAGCGTTAGCTGTTCTTGTGGCGCAGTCTTTTGGGCTTGAGAAAGCCATAAAACTAATAATGGGTGGTTAAATGAGTAGTACTTTTACTGTTACAAGAGATCAAATTATCCAGACCGCTTTGCGGAGATTGGGTGTCTTAGAAATTGGAGACATTCCAGATCCAGCAACGTTAGTTTCTATGGCTCTTGAATTAAACCTTTTGATTAAACAGATGTCTACCGAGGGTCTTAAACTTTGGAAGATTCAGGAATTGGTAATTCCTCTTACAGCAGCCACTACTACCTATACACTTGGTGGAACTTCTAGTTCCCTTATGTATGATAGTTTTGATACTTCTTTTACAACACCTCTCACTGATAAACCCCTCAAGGTTATCCAAGCATGGTATCGTAATAATCAAGTACCTGGTTCTCCAATAGATACAATTCTCCAATTGTTCTCTAAACAAGAATATAATCTTCTTGCAAGTAAGAGTGATCTGGGTGTTTCTAATAGTGTTTTCTATGATCTAAAAGCTTTGTATGGTACTCTCTATGTCTATCTTACACCAGATACATACACAGCAACTAATTTAAATGTACACTTAGTTGTACAAATGCCCATTCAAGATTTAAATGCGGCTGCAGATATTCCAGATTTTCCTAATGAGTGGATGAATACCCTTGTGTGGGGACTAGCAGATCAAGTTGCTCTTAACTTTGATGTTCCTCCAAATCATAGACAAGAGGTTATGCTAAAGGCACAAGCATACAAAGAACAACTTACTTCTTGGGATGTGGAAAGCTATAGTAGTTTCTTTATACCAGATGAACGTATGTTGGCAGGTCGTTCTAAAATTGGGATTGTTTAATGACTGTCGAACGCATACCCCTTACGCAACCAATAGAAACACGTGATGGCACTCTTACAAAAGATGCCAAGAATGTTAATGGATACTTTGAAACTCGTGGTAATGGTAGACGTGAGTTTGTTAAACGTCCTGGTCTAACTACATTTGCTAACCTAGGCACTGGTGCTGGACAAGGAATGTATTATCTTAATGGTACTATCTATGCTGCTCAAAATAACATCCTCAGTTCTATAGATCCAGTTGCAGGTACTGTTACTACATTGGGAACAATGACATCAACTGGAATATCTAATGTCTACTTCGGTCAATCAGAAACTGTATACACTCCTACTACTTCTTCTGGTACTATAGACTACATCTTACCAGGAAAATATACTTGGACAGTCCCTACAGGAGTAACAATTGCCACTGTTACTATATCAGGAGCTGGTGGTGGGGGAGGATGGAGTATTCTTAGTGGTGATTCTCATGGGGCTGGTAACGGGAGTTCTGGGGGTTATTATTTAACAACTACAATTGGAATACTAACTCCTGGAAGTACTGTAACTATTGTTGTTGGTGCGGCTGGAACATCAGGGACGGTTAGTGTAATAAATGGAGGTACAGGAGGAACTTCCTCTATTTCTGGGACCGGATTTACAACACTAACTGCCACAGGCGGGGGAGGTGGTTTTGGGGTAATTGGAGATAATGCTCCTGTTGCCTCAGGTGCTGCTGGTTTGCCAAACGGAACAGTCGGTTCTAGTACGGCTACTTGGATGGTTAATAGAAATACTTCTGGACAAGGCTTTGATGTGTTGGGTCAAAATCCAACTGGATATGGATTTGGTGGTTTAGGGGGAAATAATGTTGGTACTATTTTGCCAATTAATGCTGGAAATGGTTATGTTTCCCTATCTTGGTAATAATTAATGTCGACTACAAATGAAATTCTATTTTTACAGAATGGGACAAATGGATATATCTATTCTTCTACTGCTATAGTAAATGGCCCTTATGGCGGACAGACAGGATTAATTCCTTTGTCTTCAGGAACTGTTATAGATTTAACTATAGTCTCTGGTGGACAGAACTATATTAATCCCTCAATAAGTATTGGTACTCCTTGGGCTGCTAATGTACTCTTTGGATATAACCAACAGATTACACATGGTAGTAATTTATATACTGTAACAACTCCGGGGTATAGTGGTACAGTCCCTCCTACAATTACTAGTGGGTCTGTCACAGCCTCCGCGGGTGGGGGTGGATTTACTACACCCTATGCTGTCTTTACTTATGCAGGGACTGCCGCAACGGCTACAATCTCCTATGCCCCTGGTGGGGCTATTGTAGATGCCTACGGGGGACAAACTCTACTTACTCTTACTACAGGTGGTACAGGATATTCTAGTACAGCTGCTCCAATAGTTACTGTTGTGGATGGGGCACAAATAAACTTCACAGGTTCTATAGCAGGGACTGTATTAACAGTTACTTCTATGTCTGGGACCTCTACTGCTTTATTAGCTCCTGGTAGAGTGATTACAGGACCTTCTGTTATTACCGGTACTACTATATCATCTTTAGGTACTGGTACGGGTGGCACTGGTACTTATAATATTAACATTACCCAAACTGCTGCTAGTGAAGCTATGATTAGTTATGCTGGTACCGGTGCAGTAATAGATGCAGTATTACAGGGCTTCCCAACAACTAGTCCAATAGTTCCTGGTGTTGCTTACCTAGACGAATATACTATCATAGGTACTCAGAATAGCCAGATCTTCACAAGTTATAGTAATGATCCCTCTAAATGGGATGCTCTAGCTTATGTAACCTCTTATGCAGAACCAAACAACTTAGTTGGTATTAGTAAACACATGAACTATGTAGCAGCATTTAGTCAATGGTCTACTAGTTTTTATTACGACTCAGGAGCTGGTGGTGGACTTACTAGTCCTCTGTCCCTAGCTTCAAGTTATAATATTGAAATTGGTTGTGCTAATGGAACTTCTATTTGTCAATTAGAACAGTCTGTAGCGTGGGTAGGTCAGTCAAAGAACACAGGGCCTGCTGTTTATATGTTAAATGGACTATCTCCAGCGAAAATATCAACATCATTTGTTGAACGGGTTCTTTCTCTTCCGAATGCTTTGACAACTATTAAAGCATATACTATGAAGTTTAATGGACATATGTTTTATGTTCTTACTCTTCACAATATTAATACTACTCTAGTATATGATGCTGGTGAGGAAGTTTGGGTGCAATGGACTATGTGGGCTGCTGGAGACACAGACTCTGGTGGAGTGACTGGTGTTTACGCAGAGCAATACTTTAGACCTAGTTTTTATGCTGGGACCTTTGGTTCAAGCACCAACTATTACTTAATGGATGATGATCTTGGTACTATTTATACTCTTCGTTCTACTCAATACACTGATGATAGTGCTCCTATCTACTATAGAGTTGTAACAGATCTCATGGATAGTGGTACTACTAAAAGAAAATTTTATCATCGGTTAGAAGTAATTGGAGATAAAGTACCAGCAACGGCTTACATTAGACATACAAATGATGATTATTCCTCTTGGTCTAATTATAGACAAGTAGACTTAAATAAACCACGGCCTCAATTATATATGTTAGGGTCTGGTCGTAGACGGGCCTGGGAATTATTATGTTGGGATTCAATACCCCTTAGACTAGATGCTCTTGAATTGGATTTCAGTGTAGGACGAATGGAAAATGATGGTGTACAACCAACACAATATAGGAAATAATTATGTCATTCATTAGTGATTTTTTTGGTGGTGGTGGTGGAACTCCCCCTTCTCCAACACCATACAGTCAAATGGACCCCTATGGGGCCCTTGGTGGTAGACAACAAGCTGCCGTTCAATTACAAAATTTGACACAGAACCCTGCTTCAGCTATGGGTAGTCCTCTTTATGCTGCTATGATGCAGTCTGGAGAAGGTGCTATTGCAGCAGGGGATGCGGCTTCTGGTAATCTAGGTTCGGGTGCTGCTGTACAAGCACGTACAAATTTAGGGCAGACCTCCTTACTAAGTTCTTATAATGCTTTATCTAGTCAAGATGCCTCATTATCTGGTGCTAATCAATCTCCAGCTACCGTTGGTAATCAGATGTATAACCAACAACAGAGTAGTTATAGTGACCAACAACAACAAACACAACAAAGTTGGAATAATATTTTTGGAGCTGTGGGTGCGGTAACTGGTGCATCGTTGGGAATGCCTGGTGGGGGTGGCAGCATGTTCTCAGGAATAAGTGCTATGTTTGATAGTTTGTTTGGCAACAATTATGGAAACCTAGCTCAACAGAATTCTTCTCAGATGGGTAATCCCAACTCAACCGTTCAAAACTATCCTGGAGTTTGATTATGGTAGCTCCAACCAATCCCTGGGGAGTCTTTGAACAGACTGCTAATTGGGCCCAACAGAAAGTAGAAGGTTATCAGGAAAAGTCTGCTATAGCTGA